GTCGGCACTCCGTCGGATCTAGGGGTCGGGCAAGAGGTTCCCTTTGTGGGGGTCTTAGTATCAATGACTTACATTCAAACACTCGTTTCATTTTATTTTTAAGCTTGACGACTCGCATCTCATTGTCGCTATCCTTTTCAAGAAGCTTCCTCATTGCTCTGCTGATTGCAAGGTCTAAGCGGGCTGGTCGGCATGGCTCATCCTCCCCTCGATCCATCTGCTGCGATTAACCTTCCCCCTCTGCTTGTCTATACTCGCCCATAGCTCGGTGGGTAGGGATATGCTCCGAGTAATCCGGCTTCGCTTGCTTCCAGCTCCAGGCTTTCGGCCTGCGCCTTTCCTTGCGCCTCCGTGTTTTTTGATGATGTGGGGTGGGTTCATGGTTCGATGCGCGGAATAATACTCGTCAGATGAATCCTTGCAACTCTTTTTTTCAAGGGGTGAGAAATTATCGTTTCCGCTCAACTTCCGGCATGGGTAGCCAGCCTTTCAACGCGCCATGTTCCTCCTGATCTGTCTCCCAATAGGTGTCAACTTTCCCGCCCTCCATCGGGCAAGTATGCGGCATTGAAACCGCCCATTTCTCGTCATGGTTATTCCAGCAAGCGGGAAGCATCCAAGGCCATCCAAACTCGCCTAGGATAATCGTGCCGTCTTTCGGGGCTGTGTGCGGGGGCTGTAGGGTGGTTCCCGCACAATCCCTCACGCCATCGATGGCTTTTTCCTTTGTCGCTCCGATTGCGGATGCCTCGCCTTGGTTGGCAATCCAGACCTCGCCTAGCTGTTTCGTTTTTATTGGTTTCATGGTTTCGATTGGTTGTCTTGAGACAATAGCACCTCGGCTGGAATACCGATGGTGAAGAGTTTGCGAGCTTCTGATATGGTTAAATCCTCTACCTCATCGTCTTCTAGTAAGCTCCATACAATGACATCCAGTCCGGCTCGTTCGGCTATCTCGACGCGTGTCTCGCCCATCTGCTCGCGGCGGAATCGCATTGCCTCGGAAAGCGTCGGCAGCGGTATTGGGTAAGTCTTCTTTTCGTATGCGGCGACTTCGGCTGATAGTTTCCATAGTTCAATAACATCCGGCAATTCTATCAGCTCGTGTATTCGTTTTAGTTTTTGTGCGTGGGTCATGGTTTATGGTTTGTAAATCTCTGCATTTCTCAGTTTAGGTGGAGGGTGGCACACTTTGAATCCCTTGTAGAATAAGGATTGGCACACTACAACAGAAAAAGTGTGCCAGAGGTGTGCCAGCTGTAGCCCTTGCCGGATAAGGGCTAGCGGGTTTTTGGCTACACTGACACACATTTATACATATAGGTACTGTACTAGAGAGGGGTAAATACATAAGGGTATATAATAGGGGATATCGAAAAAAGTGTGCCACCGTAGCCAATTTTTGTAAGTTGTTGATTGTAAGGTGATTAAGTGGCACAAAGCTGGCACAAAGCTGGCACAAAACGCTTAAATTGGCACAGAAACAGCCCTCTGACGGATGTTTTTTCCGAATCTGACGGCGTGTGATGCGGATTCTGCGCCAGAAATTCGCAACATTTGACCTCTCCATTTCCCTCCTGACCATGCTGTTTCGCGGAAAACGCGATCTAGTCCCTGGTGGGAGTTGGCCACAAAAACGCATTCCTGATCCACTTTTATGCCAATTCGGAGCAATGCGAGATTATCCGGCTCGCATGACACCCCTGCTCGGCAGCGTGTAATCGCCTCATCTATCGAGATATTTTCAGCCGATCCGTTGCGTTCAACCCGAATTATTGCCGACATGAGGTGAGAAAGACATTGGTTTTCGTCGCTGTCGATGGCGTCCACCTTGAATCCGCTCCAATCCTGCTTCTGAAGCCATTCCGTGGCCGCTTCGGATGTAATCGGGCGAGACGATGCGAGGGAATAAGCACCCGCCAGTAGAGTGCCGATCTGGTCTGCGCTCCGTTTGTCGCCCGTAAAATCGACCGCACATTGGGAAAATGTGTCAGCGTTTTTGCGGGTAGTCTTGGCGTTTTTTACTGCGCGGGCGCGGATTCTAGCGCAATACTCAGGATTTGCCGTAGTTTCGCGCCATATGGATTTGACTAGGTTAAATTGATCTTGGTTATCTGCCTTGCGTAGAGCTAAAACTGAAATACGGGATGTGTCGGCTTTTTTGACCGCTGCCACGCCGATTGAGGAAAAACAAAACATGCTTCGCACCATGTAGGTGATGCTGCCGCCGTTCTGGGTTCCTTTTACGATTCCGGCCCCTGATTCTGTTGATGCCTGCCTGGCAAGCTCCATGACTGATTCCATGCGTGTTATGCTGCGTAGGTTTTCCGCCTCTGCCTCATCGAAAAGCACAGGCAGCGCGTCAGAACCTAGTTGTCCGCGTATGCCCGCCTCAGAGGTGTTCCCTTGAACGAAAACGGCGGATTTGCCCACAATCGGGTTGATGATATTCCCCATGATCCATGTCTTACCTGATCCGGCTGCACCAGTCACCCATACGTGCGGCCTCCATTGCATCGCCCCGCAGATAGGAGCGAGTGCCATCCAGCCGGCTATGAGCTTCCCATAAAGAGGTTGATCCCAAGAAAGCGCGTCACAAAGCTCGAGCAAGCGTGCGGATTCGATGTTTTTAGCGGAGTCGGCGGTGTCAATAGCGATGGCTAATCCAGCCTCGTAAATGCTAGGGCTGGAATATGCCGTGATTGGCCGGATTTGCCCATTTACGGCGAGTTTGTTGCCAGCGTGATAGATTACGTCATTACCGTCAATCCAGCAGCCACGGCCACGAATTGAGCGAGGGTCAAAGCGCGGAAGCGATTGGCTCATTTGGATAATGCAGTTACAAGCCGCGTCCCAATCGCACCCCTGCTTTGACGGGAAAATTTCCGCCCATGATTGAAGTGGCGCAAGTTGAAGCAGATTGAGCTTTGTATGCCCGCCTGCGGTCATGCTCACAATATGCTGCCCGTTGTCGGGCATGTATCGCATCACGCCGTCATCCATGCCCAGTAATCGGAATGGAAGTCCTTCAATGCGGTTTTTTGGCGGGGCTGGCTCGTCCGAAAAAACATCACCAGCGGGTTCGGTTTCCTGCCATCGGCGCATTTGCTCATCGTAAAGCAACCGATAGCGGGTCAGGTCGGCGATGATCTTCTTAGCGGTGGGCTTTTTGCCCATAGCGAGAATTGAGCTTAAAGCGGTGGCGCATTGTGCTAATTGCGGGACATGGTTCGGATATTGCTCGGCGATGAAAGGAAACCCAACCAATCCAGCATCCAAGGCGGACTTGATGATTTTGCCCAATTCCTGCAAGTTAGCGGTTGGTAAATCCTCAATAGGGAAAGCAAGGGATTTCTTGATGCCACAATCCATCCAAAGCCCTAAAAGAACTTGGCCGTCGTGATCTGCCTTGTCTGCAAATGGGGCATGTATGCCCATGTCGTTATCGCTCATAGTCTTTGATTAAATTGGTTGCCTCATCCGCGCTTCGTGCCACTCCGGCAATTCCTCCGGCCTCTTGGATGTATCGTATGAAATTAGTCTGCTCTGGAGTCGCTTTGCCTGTTGGTGATTTGCATTCGACCGCAAGAAATACAGCCACACGTTTTCCGACATGATCGGGGCGGATGGTGATTGTGTGTAATCCGATCAAATCACTCCCCCCCTTGCCCGGGATTCCGTAGTCAATCCAGCGGCCTCTCACCTTGAGCTTGGCAATATTGTTGCGCCATGCCCGCGTGTCAGCATGGTTGAGCTTGATTCGTATTTCTTGCTGTATTTGTGATTCGGTCATTTGAGTTGTAGCTCCTTTGCCATATAATATGTCCAGCCGGGTTTGTAGCCTTTGGCCTTTTGAATAATCTTCAAATCCTTTCGCGTCTTAACGTCCTTCAAAAGCATCTGGATAGGAGCGCGGCGGATTTCAACCAACTCTTCGTCGGTATGCTCAAACTCCTTAGGTTCTGGCGGAGGTGGTGTCCATCCGCATTCGGGGCAGGAAGGAAGTAGGCGTAAAAACATCGCGTAGCATGATCCGCATTGCTTATGCGTTCCAGCTTCGGTTTTTTTAGACTTCTTGTCCTGCCCCTCCAGGCTCCATTCCCGATCATCCTCGGCGAGTCCATGCCGTGCGATATTTCCAGCGTGATCGAGTATCGTTGCGGTCTTGCCCGGCGATGGCCGAAGAATACGCCCGATTTGCTGTAGGTAAAGTCCGAGTGATTGCGTGGGGCGCATCAAGATTGCCGTCTCGACACTTGGCAAGTCAAAGCCCTCTGAGATAACATCCACACTCACCATGACACGTATCCGACCATCAGCCAAGTCAGTGACGATCTTACGCCTGTCGTCAGCCGTCATATCGCCCTTAATGATACCCGATGGAATGCCCGCTGCGTTGAACATGCTGCAAACATGCTCTGCATGTCGGATATTTACGCAAAATGCCACGGCGCGGGTGTTTGGTGTTAGCTTTTGATAGTGCTTTACAGCGTCACCTGTGATCCTGGCGGATGTCATCGCGTCCGCGAGCTGGTCGCTTGCATAATCACCACCGCGCTTCTTTATGCCTTTCATATTAGCTATCATGGGCGGAGCGAAGTATCGCGGGCGGCAAAGATGGCCGTTTTCCATGAGCCACTCAACTGCGGGGCCGGGAATAATCTCATGGAAATAATCGCCTAGTCCTTTCCCGTCGAGCCTGAGCGGTGTCGCAGTAAAACCTACAACTGCCGCGCTTGGGAACGCCTTAATGATTGCGCGGTACTGCCCAGCAGCGGCATGATGAGCTTCGTCCACGATAATCAGCTTAGGAATCGCCATGCGCCCTAGTCGCCGTGCGATGGTTTGCACCATGCCTAGTTGGACGATTTTGCCGGGGTCAGGAGTAATCCCAGGTTGAATGATACCGTGTCGGACTTGGAACTTTCCTAGCGTGCCGGATGTTTGGGTAATCAATTCGCGGCGGTGCGCAAGAATCAGGGTTGGGCTGCCTGCTCGTTCGGCACGCGAAGCGATATAGCAAAACGTAGCCGTCTTCCCTGATCCCGTAGGGCTAACAACAAGCGAACTCCGCACGCCGCGCCGAATTGCGCCTTGGATGCGTGAAAATAAGTCCTGTTGGTAATCGCGTAGTTCCATCTAAAAAAAGGTTCGCTCCCGAATGAATCGCAGTGGCTTACCCACTCCATAAGAGCGGCACTTCAATTCACGCGGGAGCGCGTTGTATGGTGATTTGCGTTTCATTCCCGTAAGCTAGGAATTGCCGCGCTAGGCGACGGGTTCAAGTTATATCATGATTTCCAAAAGTCAACGCGGCTTCCAATTCTCCGCCACCGTCTCCAGCGCGGCAGTAAGTTGGGCTTGCATCTTGCGGATGAGTTCTTTCAGGTCGGCAATCTCGGCTTCGTATTGTTCGTGCGTTTTCATGGTGTCGGTAGTGAGAAAAGTTCTTTCTGCATCGTCTCCCGCTCGATGCGGGCTTTTGCCGCGTGGAAGTAGTCAGGATCAATCTCGCAGGCTGTTAGGTGCATTCCGGCGTAGTGACAGGCGATAGCTGAGCTACCCGAGCCTAGGTGCGTGTCCAGTATCCTTTCACCTGGCTTTGCGTAGCTTCCCAGCAGCCATTCATAGAGCTTCACGGGCTTTTGCGTGGGGTGGAACCGATCCAGTTGATTCGGCGACATTTTGAAGATTCGCGCCGAGGCATCCATGGACATCCACGCGAGTTCCACTTCGGCGAAGCTGCGGCCATACATTGACTCGCCCTTGTCCCACACGCACCAGCCACGCGACGGCGGCAGCGGGAAGTAGTTGCCGCCCCAGACGATTTGTTTCTTCGCCACACGACGAAGCTCCGCGAAGTATTCCGGTGTGGGGATTTCATCATCCCAGTTTTTCTTGTCGGGGCGGACGGTTTTCCTGCTTCCCATGTTCATTGAGTTCACGCCGATGCCGTAGGGTGGATCTACAATCGCCAAGTCAAAATGCCCGTCTGGAAACTCCCGCATCACATCCATGCAGTCCGCCAAGCGTAGGTCGAGCGTCCCGTATCGCGGTGGTGAGATTGGCGCGGTTTTGTCCGGCGTGTCGGATTCTAAGATAAATGGCTCCATATCTTTCAAAGGCGCGCCCCTGAGCATCAACGAGTGATCCCCCCGGTATTCCAGAGGCTCGCGGACGCGCAGGGGCGCATTGTGTGGGTGTGGTTTCATAGTGTGTTTTTGCTATAGTTTAAGTGTCATTTGTGACTTTTCGCGTTTCAACCAATCGCACGCGGCCTTGTGGAAGTCCTTCTTGATCTCGAATCCGTAGCCTGTGCGGTTGCACCGTGACGCAGCGATGATCGTTGAGCCGCTTCCGGCGCATGGATCAATAACCACTTCTCCGGGGTCAGTGAAGAGCGTTATGAGCCGTTGCAGGAGCTTTACCGGCTTCTGTGTGGGGTGGATCTTCTCGCTTTCGTTGTCCCTAGGCCATTCCATGGCATTGAAGACCATCTTTCCGCCGTTGTTGAACTTCGGCAGCTTGTCGCGGTAGAGGATCAGTCCGTATTCGCAGTTGCCCACGACTCGCATATTCGCTTTCAGCACTTGGGCAGAGAAGTTTTTCGTGAAGACCAGATTGATGTAGTTCATCAGCCCGTGTTCCTTAGCCTTTTCGATGATTTCCATTTGCTGGTCGAAGGCACAGAAGACCACCATGCAGGGAGCCGTTCCGGTTTCCTTCTTGTTCTCTGGCTTGAGCATCTTCGAGCAGAAGTGCAGGAACTCGGAGATTCTGAAGTCTTTGTCCGTGTCGAAGAACTCGCTATTCGCCAGCTTGCTTTCACCGTTCGCGCTGTCGCCTCCCTCATACCATGCCGGATTTGAGCCATAGGCGTTCTTTCCGATGTTGTAGGGGATGTCAGCGATCACCAGTTGAGCCTTGGGGATTGCGTGCCGCTTGTAGTTCTGAAAATGATCATTGTAGATTTCATGTTTCAGTTGCCGTTCTCTGTTTTCTTTTTCCATATCTTTCAAATGGTTCGCCCCTGAGCATCAACGAGTGATCCCCTCCGGTATTCCAGAGGCTCGCGGACGCACAGGGGCGCATTGTGTGGGTATGTTTTCATCGGGGATCATCCAATGTCTGCGAAACCGCAGCGGTTTTTTCTCTCCTATTTCCTCGGCGCGGTCAAGGGGTTAAATGGAAAAAGCTGTCTGTGTTTGGATTTGGCACGAAGCGTCATATCGTCGACTTTCTCCTTTTGGGTATGCTTCTTGCTGGTATCGCAACGAGTTACGCATGGCCGATTGCTGTTGCTTGTTACCGCATAAATAAACGTAACGGTGCTTTCTTGCTCGCTCGCCAAGGTAGAAATCATCTCCGTATTTTTCGCGCATCCATTCCGCACGGTTGGATTGCCCTCGGCTTTCGTCGGCTATGGTTGCCCCATGAAGATGCTCACGGCCTTTAATTTTCCAGTCCGTTCGCTTTGCGCTTAGTCCGGTGTAAATAAAGTTCGTAGCTTGGTAAATGTATCCAACATGGCCTTGTGCTGTGTCTGCATAGCTTACCACTACGGAAGGCTTGGGAAGCATCCTTAGCGAACGCCCTACGATCATACTGGCTAAGTTTGGGGAGTTTTCACAGCATAGCCGATTCAGTTCTAGGACATGCGATGCCCATTCTTTCCCGGCTATGCCCTCCCTAAGTGGTGAGCTTGCGGGAGTGCCGTATGTGATAACGCCAATCAATTCAGATTCTCGATATGCTCCGAAAGCGAATGAGATTGGGCATTTACGCTTAGCATAATGCCTGAGTAAAAGCCACGGCTCTGCTTCCTTTGTGGGCATAGATAGAATCTGAATGTTTGCTTTCATATCTCCAGCTTATTACTCGTCTCCCTGCTCGGCCTTTTCGTGTCGGTGAGGCGGATTAGCTCGTCTTGGGCTGCGGCTAGTTGACATTCCAACTTCTCCACGCGGCTTCGTAACCGTTTATTTTCATCCTTTAGCACGCGCTTGTTAGCCTTGGATGTCTCGGCATTCTTGCGTGCTTCGTCCCGCTCGCGTTCAAGCCAGCGGGCAAAGTCCAAGGTGAATCCGCCCATCGGAAAACGGGCGTGGTGATCATCCGTCTCCGGCGTTTGTTGTGTGTTCATGGCATTACAGTTTAAACTCATCCATTGCCCGGATCACGCACTCGCTGTCATGCCCGAAAGCCAACATGGCTTGGTAAAACATCTCCACGGCTTGCGTCGCGGTAAATGAGTCATCGCACGGGCTTTCGATGGAAACTGAGTAATATGGGTAGGTTTGCGCATCCTGTGGCTCGCTGGGCGATATGGTGATTTTCATAGTATTGGTTGGTTAGGTCAGAAAGGCAGACTTGTATCATCATCATCCCACCCTTTCTCAGTCGTAGCCACCCCGCCCGCTGCCGTGCGTTTAGGTGCGGGTGATTGGCTGTGTGCTTGGGTCGGAATCACAACGTGCTTCCAGTTACCCAAGATCGCGCCCTTCTCGCCAGCTTCGCGCCGTTGCTTGCCAACATCCATCACGGCAAATCCATCGTTATCATACTGGTCGCGCCCGTCGCGGTTGTCCATCAGGGTCACTTCCATGTAGGTTCCCTTTTCTCCGACGTAGATGTTATTCGCGGAAGTAGGGAACGCGATGCAATCCGTCCCGTCTTTAGTGGTAAAGTGCTTTGCGCCGGGAATCTTTCTCAGGTCTATTTTCAGTCTTTGCATTGTATTATTGGTTGGTGATTATTTGTCCTTCACGAAAACGCCGCCCACCATAGTTCCGGTGCGCGATTTGATCTCGTTGTATGCGGCTTGTAGGCAGTCTTCAAAGCGCAATCCAGCCATTTCAGCAGCAAGGATAAGCGTGACGGCGGTGTCTCCGATGCCGTCTTTGATTTCGTCCTGTGACTCATTCCATAGCTTAGTATCCCATGTGCGTTCATTGTTTGCAATTTGTGCCTTCACCGCCGCATCCCGCGTCTCGGTAAGCTCCTCTTGGGTCTTGGATAGCTGGCCGAGTAGCGTTCCTTTACCGTTAATTCCGGTGATGCCCTTAGCCTCTCCCCATTGCCGGATTTCTCCGATTAGTTCGTGTATGTTCATGTTATTGGTTGGTAAGTTGTTCCCGCTCGGTCTGCATCGCGGCGATTAGCTGCATGATGGTTTCTTTAGGGTTTTCGGTATCATAAAGTCGTTTCCTTCGGTGGAGTTTGGGTGTCGTCATTCATAGATGGCAGTTTCTTTTTTATTTACGCCCATGATGGGATTTTTGCATCCTCCTCAATCCTCTCCGTCACCCAAGCGGCCTGAGAGATCCCGCGCCGTTTGCAGTGTGTGCGGAGTTTCGCGGCGTGATGCGGCTCGATGCGCACCGATAGCTGGGCTTTCGGCGTGGCGCGTGGTTTGCGGCCTGAGTTTTGGCGTTTGCCTCCGTGTTTCGTTTTCATAGATTCGTTTTAATTGATACATTGCACCTGCAAATGCTTCGGGGCTGTCTGGCGTAAAGTATCCATCTATCACTTCCTTGATAGCTTGTTTTTCTTGGCGGTTCATTTAAGTATGTGGCCGGGGGATTGAACCCCGGCAGTTTGGTTATGCGCAGATTGGTTCGCGGCGTGATTCGCGGATGTCGTTGTTTTCTTTGGCGGTATTAACGAAGTGGATAAAGGATTTCAGATCGTGTGAACGAGCGTGGTTTTCAAGCAACGAATAGAAGGATTCTCTTGCCGCCTTTTCCACAGCGATCAGTCGCTCGGCGGTTGGCTTGTGACGCTTGCCGATGGTCTGGCCATGCTTGTGCCATTCTTGCACCAAGCTATGAAGCGAGCATGGGCGATCTTGCAAGATAGGCCATGCGTTTTCAACTCGCTTCATATGGCGCAGGTAGCTATGGATCATTTCGACTGCAAGGGTGTATCCTTCTTGTTTGATTGCGTTTTCAAGGGTTGGTGTCGTTTTCATCGGTTTGTCAGTTTGGTTGTTGGTGCGTTGCGTCGTGCAACTGAGAAGAACCTACCCGACCACTTGAAAACCCGCAAGCATTTTTTCAATTATTTTTGAGGAGGTGTTTTCGTCCGTGTTCCGCAATGAGAAAAGCGTCCACAATACCCTCATGCGGGACTTTGCTTCGGGGCGATGCTAGCCAAGTTTCATCCGGCCATATCTCCCGCGCCTTGGCCAGTGCGAACGCTTTTGTCTCGCCCTTTGGCACTTTGCCTAGCATCGCTTTTTGCCAGCTTTGCGGGGTGATGCGGCGAGCGTCGGCACGATACGCCTCCAGGTATCCGCGAAGGGCATGGAACGATGCCGCCACGCTGTAAGCCGTCGATGCGTTGCGGGAGTTGTTAGGCTCCTCGATGATGTAGGCGGCTCGCCCGGGTTGTCCATCGGTGATGCTGCTGATCCATCTATGCACGGCCTGTATATCCACCTCGTTTCGCGTCCGGTGTTTTCGGCTCGGCATGGTGGTTGTGGCGATGATTAGGCCGTGGTGCGCGGAGATGGCGACTAGGCCGCCGGAAATGCCGTTGTCGATGCCTATGACTATGCTCACGCCGTCTCCTTTCCGATTGCCTTGGCGATGGCTAACTCCATGTAATCACGCCCAGTATTTAACCTAAGTGTCATTGTCTGCTCGTAAAACGGTGATTCCGTATCTGCGGTCTCAATCCACTGCATTAAATCAAGCTGATATTGCAAAGCGTGAAGCATCTCCGGCGCGGCTGCGATGAGTCGAGCATCTGCTTTTGTGTCAGCATGCCTTCCGTGGTAGGTTCGCGTATCAGCCACCGCGTAGCCATCCGCCGCATATACTAGCCACGGATTTGATTCTCCGATGTGCCATGGTGCAGGTGTGTGTTGTGTGTTCATTCGTATTCTGATAATTCTTTTTTTAATATTTCTTCAGTCGCCTCAAGTGAGTCTATTTCACTCCAAAGAGTCTCGCAAATGCGGTTAATTTTTTCATAAGTTTTTCGCTTATCTTTAATCCTTGCGCGAATGACTTTTATTTCGTTGCGGATAATTTGCTTTTCTGTATTCATTGTATTTCGTTCGTTTCGATTGTAGTAAAACTCGGATACGCCGTGCCGATTAAATCCTCAACTCGGCAATGCCATTCGTGCAGCTCATAGGATAGCGCATACGCTTCCATGATCGGTTCGACAAGGATGAGGATTTCCAGCATCGCCTTTTCGCGGCAGTTGCAGGCGTGGTGATGGGTGGTGCAGTTCACATGATCCTCCTTTCCTTGGCTACGATCTTTAAGGCGCGTAGCCTATAATCCGCCCACTCTCCCAGTTTATGCTGTTTCGCTAGCTGGTTGATCGCGGATAAAATCACGGGGTCAGAATACGTTTTAACGATGCGGATGTGGTCTTGTAGGGTCATTGGGTGGCTTGGTTAAACTCCGCATCCCATAGTCCGGCGATTTCATCCCGTGCGGATTCCAAGTGATCGGCAAACTCTGCGATACCCTCAACCATGCACTCGGTATAGTCGCTGCGCTCGGTGAATACTCGGAACGATGGCAGACCTTCGCAGTAGCTTTGAAACCACCATCCTACCGCGCCCGTGACGGCCATGCTGAAATGCACCTGATCGGCGTATTCCGATGGTAGCACGCCATCCAGCAAGTAGCGGATGTGCGTAGATGGTAAGGGTGCTTTCCCCTCAAACCCGATTGGTTGTCCGTAGATGAGCGCATCCGGCGAGCATCCAGCCACGCCTGACTTATGCTCGCAAAATCCAACCTCGATAAGCGCATGGCCATGCCAGTCTTGGAAGGTAGCGAGCGCGGCGGGTTCTTGCCTTATGCCGTTCCAGACCGCCCACAATGCAGGATTGCGCGGGGGGTCGCCTTCGGGGTCAACCTCCCATGCGTCCGGCACTTGGCACTTGGACATGCTACCAAGGATCTTGCAGATGGCCGTGTGACGTGCGTCTATCGTGCCTTTGAGGTGGGATTTTGGCAGCGGGATGGTAAGCCCCTCGCATATCGCTAATAGTTGCGGTCGAGTTGCCGACTTGAGATATTCCACCTCGTTCGCGGTGAGCATGTCTTTAATCTCCGGTATCGTCAAACGGCACTCAGGACGCTCGGCAAGCCATCCGCCAACTTGGGAGGCTGTCAGTTTGTCCTTGCGGATTTCGTGCCACTCCGGCGAACGCTGTGGCATCTTGTGGACTAGGCAGTCTGGGAAGTGGAGGTTAAGCTCGCTCATCCTGTCCTCCTTTCGTGCGGGCGGCTAGCATTGCGTCGGCGTATTGGTAACATGATTTTACCGCTCTATCGATTAGGGTTTCGCGCTCCGGATTGTTGTTTCTGCCCGCAAGATAGCCCTGCAAAGCCATGCCCGCAAACCAGTCGCGCAGGGGCATACCGTAAAGTCCGCGTTCTTTGTTCCAGTTTCCATCAAAGTCTGGATTCGGACACGGGAAAGCCTGCCCGCCGTCATTGACTGCCTGCTTCGATTCCTTCACCGCCGCCCGTATTTCATCCGAGGGATTCACTTGCCCACCTCCTCTGCTTCAACGGTTTCTTCCTGCTTGCATTCCGGCTCAGGTAGAGACTTTTTCTCAAAAGGGTTCTCCTTTGGGAGTGGCTTTGGGGTAACGTCGCGGATTTCCACGATGTCCGCAATCTCCTCGCTGGTATGCATCCCCAGTGTGATGTCCGGCGCGTAGATGCGGGCGAAGAACGCGGCAGCACGGTAGCGAAGCATAAGCTCCGGCATGGTTAGCCACTTGCTGCCGGATTTGGTTGACCATCCCTCGGCTTTGGCCATCGCCATCGTGATCTCAGGTGATTCAACAACCTCGCCCTCTTTAGTTTTCGCCCATGCCACGCAAGAGCGGGTCGAGTCCTTGCCTTCCATGCGAAATTGAAGGGGCGTGAATCTGCCGCTGGCGTTGACCATGGCGATAAGGAACGTAGCGCGAAATGATGGCCGTCCGTGGATGATGTCGATATTTTGCAGCACCATGAACGCATCCGCGCCCAATCGTTTTGCGATGTTCAATCCGATGGCACAGTTTGCCATGTTGCCTTGAAACTCCTTAGGAACAAGGGTGGAAGTGGAAAGCAGTTTCGCCTGCCTTTGGACAAGCTCAAAGGCTTGCGTGTCTGATTCGATGGTTGTGATTTCGGTTGTCATAGTGTTGTTTGGAGAGTGGTGAAGCGGGTCATCGTGGTCTTGGCTGCTCTGTCTAGTCCTAGGCCGTCAAGCGCAGGTGGGAGTGAGATGGACTACATTCGGTTGCTGCCGCCGCTTCGTTGTATTTGGTGAAAGTGAATCCCCCGCCCGCGTGATATGCTCCTCGCCGAGTCCCATTGCGGCTGCGAGCGGGGGAAAGTTTTACTTGTGGGTGATGATGTAAGCAATGGTCAGGATTCCGGCGACTCCGACCAGGGCGATGAGTCCCGTTACAACGTCGCTGGCACGCTCTGCCGCGAGCTTGTGGCTAGGCGGGCGGTAGGTGGTGCGGCGGCGGTTGAGGTGGCTCTTGTTTGTGGCCGTGCGGATGTGGTCGATGATGATTTGCGGGTGCATGTTTTTAGCGGTTAATTTTGTAGGCGAAGAAAAGAGACACAACCATGATGATAACGCATCCGATTGTTTCGGTGATTTCTGCCGCTTCGGAGGCGGCTAGGATTAGAGTTTGCATGGTTTGTTTGGTTTGCCCCCGCCCCTCCCCTGCCAAACTGACAGGAAAAGCGAGGGGAGGGTTGGGAGATTAGATGGATTTCGTGATGGTTGCGATCACGTCTTCGTTTCCTTCCGCTTCATCGGCAGCGTCCTGAGTCATCCAGACTAGCGTTTCGATGTCGTCATTCGACCATGTTCCGAGTTCATCGGCTTCGGCGCGGAAGTTTTTGGCAATGTATTTAAGGGCTTCTTCCATGGTGTCGAAGGATGCTGATTTTCCGCCGTCGTTGAGTTCTGCGATATATGTTGTCATTTGGTTTGTCAGTTTGTGGTTGGTTGTGTCGGCGTGTCTCGCTGACGGGAAAAGGAATATCCGATTACTTGATTCCGCACAACATCTTTTTTCATCTTCCCCGCATTTTTTCAAAATTCCCTTGCGGTATAAGGGAATTATTTTTCACGGATCATCCGTTTCGCACGGCTCGTCGTCGTATGGCACGTAGTCTTCCGGCTCAAGCCATTGCTCTTCCGTGGGTTCGGGGGGCGCGGTGTAGCGGCGCGGGTCTTCGATGCTGGGGATGGTCATAAAAGTGGGTTATTGAAACTTCATGGTCGGGATAATTAACTGTTCGGTGGAGTGATTTTGACGGACGCGCACGGGCTAATGATTGCCAAGAGTTCGTTCGCGTTTTCAATCACTTCATCAAGATACGCCCCCCACATTTTCTCAACGGGGTGGCGTGGCTCGGTGATCGCGGTATTCCTACGTTTCTCCAAAGATTCGCGCAGGAAGGCGATTTGCTCGTGATTCAAAGACACCGAACAAGTCGCGGATGAGCAATCCGCCTTCTGTGATCTCTTGGGGTCTTGGGATTTATTGACCATTAGTTGGTGTTGTTGGAGTTTGAGTGTCGGCGGATGCCATCGCTGTGACGTTCGGGAAATAGGACTTGTCATGATCCCAACTCTTCATAGCCACGGACAACTTCTTGTAGGTCTTCCGGGCGACGTGAGGCATTTTCGAGAATGCAGCCGGATTCGGCTGGCTCTCCATGTGGCGGATGGCGTGAGTGAGAGCTTCACGGAGCCACCAGAGGTCTTCTTTTGCGATGTCGATTTTCATGGTAATTTGATTCCCGAACAAGGCGTGAGAGGCAACCGCCGATCAGCCTTGTTCTTGATTTAGAGTCTAGCGCGGCGTGCCTCCACATATGCGTTCTCGGATAACTTATTGATGGCGCAGCGGTGATGTTTGTATCGGTTGTCATGGTGGGATGATCCATCGGACATCGTGAATGTTCTTAAGTCGTCCACTCTTTCGAGGTGGTAACACGCCCACACTGAATGCCAGCTTCCGAGAACAAGGCGTGCCAGCAAACCGATCTTTCGCGGCTCTTTGGCATCCCGTTTCAGGCATCGGTTCTTACCTCGGCGCCATGTTGGTGTCGGACAATCATCTTCGGTTTTACAAGGTGTATTCATTAGCTTTCCTTTCTCATCGGTGGCTGCACATCGGCGTTCATGACATTTTAGACAAAAACCTCGCCGCCTGAGCCTTGGCCTTGGCTAGCTCATCTTGGCTAATCCCCTGCGTCAGCGTTAGCTTTTCGCGGTGGCTAGCTGGGATATGATTGTGGGCGCGTGGTTTCTTTGGTTTCTGTTCTTTTTTCATCTCGTTATGGATTCTCCTTAATTCGACTTTGCGGCATTCCGATTGGGAAAAGCCTTCGATGCTCTCAGTCATATCCACCCAGATCCTCTCTAGTTTTTGCGGATCGCTGGAAAATATCAGGAATGAAATCCCCTTGCGCTCAATGTAAGTCGCGTATCCGGTGTGGCTGGTGCGTGGCTTTATACTCCTCATTCTTCTAGTCCTAGTAAATGGTTTTCGATGGCAGTAAGCTGGCCGATCCGCATATCTAGCTCATTAGCTAACCTGGCCACGATCAAATCAAGGTGGTCGTCGGTGGTCATGGTTCGTTGTTAGTTGGCGTGTCGAGTGCGATTTGCAGGTAGCGCATCCAGTATTCGGGAAACGCGTCCTTGATTCGTTCGCGGTCGTCTGGGTCGGCTAGGACATAGGTTTCCGCTAGTGCTTTTACAAAGCTGCCGCCGCGTTTACGCATGGCGTTTATTACTCCTATTTCTATTGAGGTCATACTGGTGCAATCTGTAAGCGGTTGAATTTATCAGTAATGACTCGCACAAGGTAATGCTGGTTTTCCACGGGGTCGGGTATTCCGGCGCGGCGTAGAAGTCCCTTGGTGCGGTAGTTGCATTGCACATGGGCGATGTCGTCGTCTAGATCGGCTCGTTCCAGGTTGGCCGCGTCTCCGGATCCTCGGTAGCCGTCGTGTTGGGATGGGCTAATCATGCTCTTTCTCCGGTTGGGATTAGGTCGCATCCGTGTCGCTTGCCTCTGTCCATGAAAAAACCTTCTTCATCCCAATTACGTGTTTGTCCTTCCACTATCCCCCAAATTGGAAATCTTAGATTGTCGCGGATATGCAGCTCCGTCACCTCCCGCCCGTCCCTCGTCCGGTATTTCATCGCGAGGTCGATGACGGGGCGTTCTTTGGCGGCGGCGGGTTGTTCCGGTGTCGCTGCTTGGAGTTGATTAGCGATGTCTGGATGATTGGGCGCAAACTCAATATCGTGAAATTCACGGACAATGCTGGCAAGTTGCCTTACTGCGGCTTGGCGGAATGCGGGGGATGTGACTTCAGCTAAGATAGCAAGGGCGTATGATGCGTCCTTGATTAGCTCGGTGATTTGTGGCGTGTTCATGTCGGAAAGACTCCTAGCCGATAGGATGAAACAACGCAACTTATTTTTTCAAGAAAGATTATCACCGAAACGAAAACCCCTGACTAGGGGCGAATCTAGGCAGGGGCTTCGGAATAGCACAGCATGACGAGGAAAGTGGTTGGAGCGAAGGGCGGTGACTTTGAGTCCTAGCGGTGGCGAACCGCCCGCCCGACGCTGAAAATCACGGGTCAATCGCCCGGCGGTGCGCGTCGTCCATTGATTCGGTAAGATTGTGGATTTTAGACGAAAACTCTTGGATCACACGGGTATTATCCTGATACGCGTCTAACAGTTGCAATCTATCGGCTCGCATGTCGGAATAAATTTCCTTGGTCGCATAGCCGAAAACTCCGGCGACAAACATGCCGACTCCGAACCTAGCCACCGCCCAGACGATTAGTCCCTGCCATGTATTCGGGATTTCAACGTCACGGGGGGAGTCGGCGGATGCTACGTTGTGGAGGTCGTCTTTGCTCATGGGGTGTAGGAAAATTAGGCTTACCAAGTCGCGTTGTTTTTGCGGGTGTCGATATGGACAAAGCTGGGATACTTGCCGAGTCCTCCAGTCCATTCGCCGCGCTCGCGCATGGCTAGGAGACGCTTGAAAACTTGGCTGGGTGTCATTCCGCTTACGGTGAAATCAATCGCTGTAAACCGAACGTGCTGGCTACCGTCTCCTGATCCGATGGCGCGGTTGTAGGGTTTATCTCGGTAGGTGCTGGAAATGTTGATTGGCTTTCCGATGTCCTCGCGCAATCTGTCGAGGATTCGCAAGGTCGGGATGATGTTTGCCCAGAGTTCGCGGGCGGGCGGCTTGTTAGAGACTCCGTTGCGGACTTTGGAGAAATACCATTCAAGCTCATTGGCCTTAAAATGTTTCAGCCCTTGGCGGTTAAACCACTGGCCAAATGTTTCGGTTGCGGTTGGTTGTGAGGACATGTCACTTATTCTTGGCCACGTTAATCGCTCCCACGATGGCGAGGCCGACCGTGATGATAGCTTGCTGGAGTTCCGGCGCGATTTGAACGCCGAAGGCTGTGAGAAGCAGGATAACGCCTCTCCATGTGGATTCTTGTTTGAGTCGGTTCATGGTGGTTTGGTTGGTTGGTTGGTTGTTTATTCTGGTGTGACGATGGTTGAGGGGTCGATGTCCACGCGGGCATCGAGTCCGCCGAGGAGGCTGCGGGTGTCGCGTTCACGGTGCGGGTAGCGGGGATGTGTGCTCATCCGTTTGAAATCACTTTATAAACTCCGAACTGCCGGATGTCGTATGTGACATCCGTTGCGGTGAAATCAATGTAAGCGTCGATAAAAGCCGGATCAACGACGGCTGGATTGATGACTGTTCCGGTTCCGGTTCCGGCGGCAGTGGCAATAAAGCGAGTGCCTACAGTGCTATTTACCGCACCTACAAGGGTGTAGTTTGTCGTTCCTGCCGTTAGAATTTCGTATTCCTTGCCAGCCACCATAGCGGTTGCTGCGAGGCTGGTGACAAGCGATGGGACGGTAAATTCCGGCGAGATAAAGAGCCCGGTGATCGGGTTAAAATTACCTGTCCCCAAGTTGCTACCTTGTGAGATTGCCCGAAAAGTAACAAAGCTGGCATTCGACCCAGAAACGCGACCTATGATCGTAATGTCTCTGAGTGTATGTGTGCCGCTGACCGGACGGAGACGGCAAGCGAATCTTACTCGCTCGCCCTCTTTTAAACCAGTACTAGCGCGGATGTAAATTGATCCGGCTGTATTGGCAACGGATGGAACGACACGAACGCGTTGCCACGTTGTCCCGTCTGCGTCGGTCTGCGCTGACCATGTATCAGCAAATGTAGATCCTCCTTTTGCCCATCCTGTCGGGATAGTGGCTTGGGATGGGGAGTTGTTGGTCGTCACCCATACCGCCGACGATGATGGCGGCACGATGGTTGCGGGCGGTCGGGCTGCGTATGAGCTGGCGATCTGCGTGTTGATTGCCACCGCCAAGCGGTGTGCGTATGCAGGTGTAGGGTGGATTCCATCCCACAATGACTCCGTAGTGGCAAAGCCACCTGACATAGTGGCAAGCGCGTGGGTGTCGATAATCGTCACGCCGAGGGATGTCGCGATAGCGGCGAGTGATGCGTTAGCGGTGGCAATGTTGTCACGCCGTGTGGTAGCGGTGGCGGATGACTTGTCTAGGGCTAACCCCGTCCCGCTTGCTGCGCCACCACTCTTGACGAAGACGGTTCCCACATTGTTATCGGCAGCTCCGAAGCTCGTCCATGTCGTTGTCCCTGCGGTGTAAATTTCGTAGGTGTTGCCGTTGGTCATGGACGCTGCGGCGGTTGCCCCGCCTCCATACGGGGTGCAGTTAAAGGCGATGACAGGAAGCCCGGTGGATACTGCTTTTGTCCAGTAGCTTGTGAATCGGCTAATGAGGGTCGCCGCCGATACGCCGCCCGTGATGATGTCATTGATCCCGCCTTCCAACACGAGCATTTCCGCGCCGGAGTTAAGGGCGTTGTCGAGAGGATACACGCCGGATGCTCCATCGGTCAGTCCCGGGAGTTGGTATCCTGAATACCCAAAGGTTTTCTGTGATGCGGATTCGGCTGTTCCGTAGTTTCTGACAAGCCTCACGCGATGGCCTGATATGTGTTCAAGCCATGCTCCATATCCGCCGCTCGTATCATGGATGCGCGGTTGGTGCGTGGTGTCGATTGCCGAAGATTGAGCGGTGATGGACGTTCCGACGATGGCAACACGAAGCGGGCTTGTGACTGCTGCGCGGCCTTGGGCGGCGGATGCTACTGTCTCACCAACAGCGGCGGCGATTTGTGCGGCTGCTCCGGCAGGTGTTTCCGCTCCGATGGCCGCTGGCGTGATCGGGTCGCTGCCGCCTGTAGCGTGTGTGGATGCGTGCGCGGTGGGTGTTAGCGCGGCGGTGCTAGACGCGGCGGTGATGCGTCCCTTGCTATCCACCGTGATGCTCGCGGCGGTGTATGAGCCAGCGGTGACGGCGGTATTGGCGAGGGTGGTTGCATTGCTGCCAGCCGATGCGGTAACGTCGCCAGTCAGGGCGGCGCGGCGGATGTTTGCGCCGTGGATTTCAAGGCCGCCGTCAATGCCGATTTCCTGCGGTGTTCCGTCGCCTGCGGTGTGTCGGCCTATGACTTTGCCTGAGCCGATGTCTTGGATTTTCCCAAGCGTGACGGCCTTGTCCGTGATTGTGGTCGCGCCGTCGCCTACGCTTGTAACGTCGCCGTTATGGTTCGGGTGGATGTATCGGGCGGTGGATACCGTGACGGTTGCTACGCGGCCTGTTTGGGTGACGATTGCGCTCATGCTAGGGGTGTGATGGTCTTGGCGAGGTTAAGGTAAAAAATGTCAGTGATTTCGCGGTTTCCGTCGTCTGCTATCACGTCGATGTCATAAACGCCTGCTGCGAGGTCATCGGTTTCTTGGATGATTGAAACATTCCCGCCGCTGATCGTTGGTGAAAGCGTGATGATGTCGCAGGATGTTTTTAGTTTCATCGCAGACGAGACAGTCCAGTCGTCATCTAGCACGATGTTATTGCCGTCAACATCCTGGAATGTAACGGTGATTTCAAGCGTCTGGCCTCGCTTGAGGTAAATGGTATCATCCGGCATGAACGTCGATTGTCAGGGTTACAGGTGCTGCGTCGGCTGTGAAAGTCACGGTTCCGGCTGTGAATGGATGCGCTCCGGTGGGTGATGCTGTGAGGCTTACAAAAGGACAAGCGGGGTTGAACATGTCCGTCCCGTCGTCAATCGCCACGGTTCCGGCTGTGTTTGACGAGCGGATAAGCATGGAGTGGACTTTCGTCATAGACGGCAGTGCGATGCCTTCGTTATCCGTCGCGTTCCAAGCGGTTCCGTTAAATTTATATGCCCGCGTGGTTCCGACTCCCGCCGTAGTATTGGCCGAGGTCGCCGCCGTTGTGATGCCCGCGCATGTGCCGTTGGCGTGTGCTAGGTTGAGCGTGGTATCGTTTGCGGCGTGGTTGACGGCCTTGGTGGTCAGCGAGTATGTCGCGCCTGTTCCGCCGACGGTGTAATGATCCGTGATGGCGGTGGTTGCGTTAAGCGCGGCTCTAACTTTCGTCGCCACAAGCGAGGCGGTGTTATCCGTCAAGAGGAGCGCAACGGGAATGAGCAAAGGCGATCCGGTTACAAGCGCGGAGGTCACTGTCACGTTCAAATCGCCCGCTGTGGTTGCGCCGGACGCGGCTACAATGGTTGCTGTTTCGACTTGTGCAGTTCCGGCTACGGTTCCGGTAACTGCGCCCGTGCTAGCGTTCCATGTGAGGGTATCGCCGTCCTGGATAATCATGGCCAGCGAATAGGCAACGGTGGGAGCGTCGGTATAAGTGAGCGTTGATAATCCTGTCCCGATGGACTGTGAGCCGGATACATTTACCGCCGCTGGGTCGGCAGTCGCAAGCATTCCATACCTAACCTCAGTGCCGCTTAGAGTCATGCCTGATCCTTGCTTAAATCGGGGCGAAAGTCAAATTTGAGACTAATACAACCACTCGAAAGCAAGGTCGCAGGATGATCCTGTTGTGTCGCCGTATGCGTCAGCTAAAATGTCGTTAAAGCTATCCGTAAAAATATCCGTGTAGCCCGGCCACGGGTCATCCCACGGGTATGGGCTGTCGGCAGTTGGCACGTCACCGCCAAAGCTATATTCGTATAACGTAAAATTAGGATCTTCCGCGTCCACTCCCAACACATTCAACGCAACAGTGATGCCCATTCGCTTCTCGTTACTATCCGCGCCGCGCCCACCGCTAACCGGATGCCCTCCGCCTGAGAATAGTAAAAGCAAATACCCGTAAAAATCAACAGGCCATGTGCTATCTAGGGTGAATGGGTCTTCTGGTTCCGCCCTGCTGTAAAACTTCAACGATCCGCTGCCTACGTAATAATCGGGATTCCCAGCTAGTGTGACGGGAGGCCATGCAAGCCCATTACCACCTCCAGAATTTACGTTCCACGGTTTCGCTGGGAAATGTGTAATGTAGAAAATGCCCTCATCCCCTGGCTCATATGGGATACTTTGCGGCGGAAATGTCACCCGCTGAAGATCCGCTAACAAGGTAGGGTCAATGTTTATTTCTTCCACCGTTTTGGAATAATCATCCTCAGATACGTATTGTATATAGACCGATCCTGTCATTTTTGCGCCAGTGACATTATTCGGGAAATTGTAAGTGTTGAATCGGTCATTCAGCACTTTATCCCGCTTCTTCATCTTCACCCGCTCCAAGTATTCCGCTGCGTCCATATCAGTAAAATGAGCAATTCCAATCGTCCGTCACGCTGCCGTGCAGCAAAAAGAAAATTGGCCCATAGTTATAGTTTATCACCGTCCGTGTCTCTCCAGAATCCGCAACAATGCCGATGCCGATAAGATGGTAGAATGTAGTGGTCGTGCTGGTTTGAGCGGAAGCATACCACGCCACGCTGGATGCTGTGATCTCCCCCGTGGTGGCGTTGATCGTCAGCGATGCGTAAAGTCTCCATGTCCCGTCCGTTGTCGCCGCTTGGGTAAGCTCGCCGTAGCTGCCGTTAAAGGTTCCGGCACGGGATACGAACTCGGTTCCGTTGTCGTAGATTTGGAAGGGGAATTCTAGCTCTGTTGATCCTCCTCCCGGCATTCCTCCTCTTTGCTCAATCTTCCGTGATGCCAATCGGTAGATTGATTCGCGCAAATCATTCGCCCACCGCGCAGTTACGGGCTGGTCTTTATTGATCCTAGCGGGTAGGTTGATGTGCATCTTGCTCATTATTCTGGAACTGGCGCGGTATAAATATCAGCAGGCCAATCGCCGCTTGACCATGTGAGTGAATATGAGTTGACCGAATCGCCAATTAGCGGAAGTGATTCGGTTGCTCCCGTCATAAGCCAATTCTGCCCAGTTGGCGCGGTCGGGTTGCCTGGCGGCGTGTCAATGAATCCCATTTTTGCCAGCTCGTTTGAGGTCAGCTTCCCTCTTCCTGTTGCTGTTTTTGTCCATTCGGAAGTTGGAATCAAATAAGTGGTAATGCCACGTATCACAATAAGATCATTCCACGCAATAGCTTCATCGCTTGTGATGTATGTAATATTAACATCGCCGACCCAAGTTTTGATTTCAGCCGTTGCAGGGATGTATCTTGCGGTATTATCAACACAAGCCTTAATCCCCGTCTTTGTGTTCATGTCCAACTCACGGAATTTTGGATGATTGAAAATCGACTCTTCGCGCAATGCGTTGTTGCGAGTATAAACGATTGAATCATCTGATGAAAATTCATTTGCCCACTCGATTCCAGCAAAGTTGACTGTTACAGTGGTTATTCCTCCGGCTTCATCCCTAGATGAATATGAGTCGATTTTAAGGAAGTCATACTCGGCTGTTACTTGGGGGTAAATCGTGGAAATTGAATTTCCTTTTTTTAACTTTTGCTGAATGGCAAATTTGCCGATGTCATATTTTCGGCATGTGAAATCCATTGTCGCCGTGGTTTTCCCGTCGGGACTACGTGACGGCGAAAAGTTAAATGACGGGCGAAGGGTGTTTGCTGGGATGCTGTGTAATGTTGAGGACATTGATTATGCGAATTTTGAGACAGACTTGTCGCGGATTTCCGTAAGTAGCTTATTGGATTCTTTAATCACTGCAATAGGGTCTTCGCCTGTTTGCGTTGCGGATGCTGTTTTAAATCCGAGAATGCCCTTGATGTTCATACTATCCCCGAATGATTCCTTGATTCCTTCACCAAGCTGCTTGCCAATATTACGGAAAATATCTCCGAATGATTTCGATATGTCCTGAGACATAAATACTTCAAGATTGCGCCCAATAAGGTTGAAAAGCTCAGTTACTTTTGGGCGTATTTTTTCAGGGTCGAAGAAATCAAACATTTTATCCACTCCGCCAGATCCGCCTGTGACGCGGAACATTTCGCCAAGGACAATCGAGGAAAGCTGCCGCTTCATGATTGTCATTCTTCCGAGCGCGTCGCCAAATTCATCCATCTCCCCGGCGAGTCCGCCAGTTAATGCCTTTCCAAACATTCCGGCTGTTTTTTCTGCCCGTGCCGTGGATTCATCATAGGTTTTGAAGAATCGGATCAACTTGAATCCCATCCGCGCCCCAAACAAATCTCCCATGATATTCTCAAGCCCTTTAAATTCGGGGCCAAGCTCTGCGACGCGCTGGCCTATCATTGTAAATGCTCGCTCCGGACTAGCTCCGGCGATGTCTTGAATGTTGATCCCAAGCGCACGCATCGCTTCCGCCGCCGCGCCGTTTTCAGTGGTTGCTTCGTGAACGCGGGAGTTGAGCGTTGAAATGATTCGGCTTGTATCGTTTGCTGATGCTCCTGCAAGCCTTAGCTTTTCTTCCAATACAACTAAGCTCTCTACGCTCATTCCAGTTTGCGTGGACATGTCGGTCATGTTGCCCGCCCAATCTGCGGTTTCACGCAATGCGTCAGGAATCGCCATTACGATGCGCCCCATAAGGTCGGTCATCTGATGTCCTACGCGCTCCGCTGCGCCCGTGCCGATGCGTCCAAGCCCTTTGCTCAACATGCGCCCCATGTTCGCCATGCCGCGCCCCACTGCGCTTGAGTCGAATCCGATTTTTACAGTTGTTCCGATCATGATACGTATTGAGGTTCTAGTTGATCCCAGTCAACGGCTTTTGAGTCCGTGTCGAGCTTGTCAAGTAGTTCTTGCGAAGGCTCGCCAAAGTTGCGCCATTGATACAATGATCCGCGATAAATGCCTTCCGCGTGTAGAAGCTGCAAGATGCGGGATAATTCCCAGTTGCGCATAACCGTGTCACTGTCGAGTTCATGGCGGATACAAAAAAAGTCAACGATAGCTAAGAGTCCTGGGCTTGCGGGTGAGGCTTTCCCGATCCCTCACTTTCTACGCTGGCGGCGATTGCTGATTCCATCCGAGCAACAAGCGCGGGTTTGATCGCTTCAATCTCCGCTTCGTTGTCGATGTAAAAAGCAAGGACGGCTTTTGACCGATCATTAGTCGGGAGATTTATATGGGCGTGAATCTCTTGCTTGGCATTCCGTGCAACCATATCCATCACCATGATCCCCTCGCAAATCCCGTGATGCTCTGTTTGATCGTTGCCCCCACGTCCGTGAAAAAATGCGGTTTTTATTGATCGCAAGATTTCATTCACAAGCGGGCTGTAAGCCAATTCGGTTCCTTTGAAAATCATCGGCTCCCCGATGTATGATTGTGACAATAAGCATTCTCTTTTCATATTTTTATCCTTCAAGTCTGGCTAGAATTTCCTTCGCTTTCCATTTTGGAAGTCGCGTGTCGATAATGGCGCGGCGCGTATCGTCGCCTTGTCCATCTTCGTAAAAGACTTTGCGTGATGCTAGCTTGTGCAGTTGGTAGCAAACTTCACGATTCCAAACATACGCCAAGATATAACTGGCTTCATGATTAGGAAGCGCGGCGACAAAATCAGGGATGTCAACAATGCTTTGAAATCCGGTGAGGCGATGCCCGCGCTGAGTAAGGTAATCAACGGCAAAATCCAATAGGTCGGATGTTCTTTGAATACCTTTAGGCCTGGAACGGATGAATTCTGAAATATAACGGTATCCATGATCCGGTGGGGCTGATTCATGTCCTGCCCAATACGCGCTAATCATGTCGGATGATTCTATTCCGTCTGATGAATACTCACAAACGTGGTAAGCTGAATAAGCCGCGCCGTCACGGTCAATCATGGATACGGGACAAGTCGGGTCAAGCGGAATACCTAGTGCCATCATTGTGGCGATTAGGTTAATGTCTCCCGATGTTCTTGCGTGTCCTAAATTTTCTAATGTCATAAAGATTCTATCAGGTCAAAGTGACGGGAGAGTTGACCGCTACGCCGGGGAAGAATATACCAGTTCCCGATCCACCTTCAAAATCGGAGTTGGTCGGCGTGATGTCGTTTCCTGTAATCACAATGCCGCTGTTTGCCACTGGCGTAACTCCAAGCCCTTCGGAAAGTCGCGTGCGGGTGTTGTTAGTGGTATTTGCCAGCGTTACAAGCGTTCCCATTGATCCAACTAATCCGGTTCCTTTGGTTTTGATTACGCCGGAAAAAGTGATGTCTTTCTTGCGCTCAAAGACGGCAAATCCGGCAGTATTACCGATGTGGTCAGGTGCTTGCGCAAGGCTGGATGTCCCACTAAAAGACATGGATGCGACAAGCAGTCCGGTTGCGGTAGAGTCGTCGGCAAGCCCAAATTGAGCGGCGGAAAATACGGTTGCGGCCATGCACAAAGATTGCCCCGAAACGCCGCGAAAGTCAAATTTCGCAGGCTATCGCGGATGCCTTCCAAGTCGTCACGCGGTATCCGTCTTCCTCGGTCGTCTCAGGGGAGTTTGTGAGGAGTTGGAAAACACGGATGCCAAGTTGCCCGTCCATCCATGATTCGGCCTCGTTGGCTCCGATGTGTGCGGATAGGTGGCGGCGCATTTCGTCATGCTCTTCCTTGCTTGTGGCGAGGTCTGAATCGAGTCCTGGAGTTGTGACTAGCTTCGTTTCCCATTCGACAAGAAAGGCGTTTCCGTCCTGTATGCCGTTCGATTCAAAGCGGCTTACCTGATCGCCTTCGATGTAAACGCCCGGGTAAGTTTTCACGCTCGCATCATCACGCATCGCCACAGGCAAAGCCGTGCCGCGTTGTAGCCATCGTTTCCATGCGTCGAGTAGTCTGTCGGTTGTCATTTGTTTTTGCGTTTGAGTTTCGCGGCCATCGCCGATTCATACCATTTGATCGTCATCCGCCCGCCTTGGTTGATAGCTCCCTGCGCGTCTGATTTTTTCAGGACGTAATCAGTGCCGACGTATGGCACGTTATTGATGAGCTTTCCGATGGGGTTCCATGTTGACCGGATAAGTTGAGCCGTGCCGCCCGATGCGAATTTGTGGGCATATCCGGCGACTCCTTTCCCGATGGTGATACGTGACCCTTTGCGCTGTTTTGCGCCGATGGTTTTTCCCGCTCCAATCCATCCTCCTTTGGCTTTGCCTGATTGCTTGTCTTTAATCGCAATCGCCTTTTTTATTGTCGCCTTTGATGCCACTCCTTTGAGTTGACGATTCATCACAGGGACTCGCCCCTTGCGATTAGTGCGGTTCATGTCGATAAAATCAACAACCTCTTGCGGCGTTTTAAGGATGCGGTCAGGTGTGAATTTTACAAGCTCTCCTTTGATGGTTAGTCCTGCTAACTTACCTCTTTCAATCCGATTCACAATCGGTGCGCTATCGACTTGGAAAACCGCTCTGCTTGCGTCCATGCGTATCGCGCCTGTTTGCTTTTGCTTCGCCTTCGTATCATCACCCCAAGCCTGTGTGCGCTTCGTTAAATCACGGCAAACCGCAACGCCCCATCGGGCAATCGCCGCTTCATTCGTGTCGCCAAAATCTCCGGCAATCTTTTTCAACTGCCGCGCAATGCCAAGAGTGTCGATTGAGGCGCGAAGCATGGCGGGAGGTTAGCAAGGCGATGGGCGAAAGTCTAGCCTTGCCACCGCTCAAGATCGGGAAACAATCTTTTCACCTTGATGAAGTTGTTAGGGCGGTAGAACTCGTCCTTGTGACGTAGGCAGATGCCCTCACCTCCGCGTGCCACGATGTCAGTTTCCATCTCGTCAAGCTCGGCGTGGTTGTCGAGCGGTGCGTGGCTGATTACCGTGCAATGCGATGGCAAAGAAAGAGCTTCAAGGAATGCAATACGTTCAATAGTCGTCTTGCGGAGGATTGCTGCGTCGAAGATCATGAATCGGATACCTGCCCATTCGCCGCCCTTGCGCTGCATCTCCGATTGCAGTTGGTTGAATGTTCCGAGTCCCATGTAAATCTCGCCATCAAGGCGAACGGATGGCATGCCGACCTTGAACCATGCTGGGACGTTGAGGATATTCCCGTGGCGGGTGATGAACTCTGATCCCGTCCAGATTCCGCGCACGCCGTCGAGTTTTTCACTTGCGAGGTAGTCGGTGATGTTGTCGGGGATTTCGTTCACGGGGAAAATCTACCCATAAGCTTGAAACCGCGCAAGCTATTTTTTCAAGATGATTTATTCGTTGAAACCAATCCAATCGTCACGAATGAAGCTCCTTTGGAAATGGAAGAAATCCGCCATGTTTCGCCGCGTGCCGTGGCTTTCTTGCCGAGGTATGCCGTCGCTGATTCGGCGTATGCTGCGGTGAACGCAGCGGTCAAAACCACGAAGTCCATCATGCCATCACGTTCAAATCCGCCTTCCTCGTAGTCGCGGGAGTGTCGAGCTTCGTTAAATGTTCCGGCGATAGCCGCCCCTCCTGCGATGGATAGCGTCTCGCTGCCGATGATTTCACGGGCGAGCGGGGCGATGGCGGAAACGAAGTCACTCAGGATTGACATGGCCTAAGATTGCAAGGATGGGGGCGAAAGTCAAAAGCACAAAACAAATCCGCCGCACCTTTTGAGGGATGCGGCGGATAGGGATGAATAGCAGATGCCTAAGAAAATTAATCGGTGAGGAGGCAGATATGCTCCGGCTTGAGAACCTTCGCGCCCCAGAGAACGCCGATCTCGTAATGAACCATCCGGTAGCCGGGATAAACCGCAAGCTCAAAGCTCAGGCCGCTGCGTGGGTCGGTGATGACTTCGCGCATGATGGCGAGGTCTTCGCCGCCGATTGGCACGGCTGGGAGGCGGGTGGCAAGGACGATAGCGTTGCGGCTGAATGCGGCGTTTGCATCCTGAGCGGAAAGCACGGTGACTGGGTCATTATTGGAGATTGCCTTGATAAGTCCCGGCGCTGCAATAACGATGTCTTGATCTCCGTCGCCAGCGGTTCCGGTAACAACCATGTAGCTATTTCCGCCGATGGTTACGAGCGAACCTGCTGGGATTGATCCGGTTCCAGTGTCAACGTGGATTGTGGTTGCTCCAACAGCATAGCCTGCGACGTTATCAACAAGGTAGTTAGCTCCTGTTGCGGTTGCGGTCAATCCAACTTGAGCGGATTCGCGCACGTTAAACCCAAAGAGGTTTCCAATAACGCCTTGACGAAGCAGTCCTTGATCTCCCGCATCACCTACGTTGGTAAGCTGGGTGAGTCCGCGCATTGCTGCCGATGCGGTGGTATTAAGCACCATGTGACGGTCGCTGAGTGGTGCGCCACGATCATCGAGGAACTTCTTGGCAAACGCGCCGTCTTTCAGGGTTGCGCTGAAAAGGGCGCTTGCGTTCGGAGTGATGCCGCCGGATGCGCCAAGTGCGGCAGCGTCGGCGATGTCGTTTTCGATTTCGTTGACGGCAGCGCGGTAGGCTTGGGCGATTTGGTCTTGAGCAACCGAAAGCGTTCCGGCTCCGGCGTTCACCGTGTATTGCTCCTCAGCAGTCCACGAAAACGGAAAGGCGCGTGCCTTACTGATCGTGATAGCTTCGTTACCAACGGTTTGATACGCGGCGGTAGGAAATGCCATTGCAGCTTCGATGTCCTTACCGGCAGTATTTGCGGCGGTCTTGAAGCTGCGGACATTTTGACCAACGGCTACGCGGTCAACGGATGCGTCACGGGTGACGGACGGAATGAATCCCACAAGCTCGCGGGAAACGACATCCAACGCGGTGTATGCGTCGGCGACTAGGTTAGTGAGAGTATTTGGCATGGTGGTAGTTTAGTTAGTTGGAGATTTTGCCGCCGGACTTAATGAAGTCCATGCGTTGAGAAGGGGTGAGTTCGTTGAACGCCACAAGGCTGAGTTCCTTTGCGCTGGTTTCTGTCGGAGCCTTCGCGCCAAGGTCAAGCGGCTCGCCGTGTCCCATGCTTGCCAGCTTTTGTGCGGCGGCGGTGTCGATCTTTTCGGCGGTGATCTTCGCGGCGTTTTCGAGTTCTGTGATCTTCGCCTCAAGGGTCGGAACAAGTTCGACCTTGGCGCGGAGTTCGATGTTTTCGGCTTGGATGGTTGCGGCCTCTTGGAGAGCGGCTTCGGCCTTGTCGAGCTTGGATTGAAACTCTGCGGCTTGCGCGGTGAGGTCGGCTTCCAGTGCGGAGATGCGCTCGATGGACTCTTCGGACGATGGATTGGTGAGGCGATTTAAAAAGCTCATGGCGTTAGATTGCGCCTTTTCTTCGCGAAAGTCAAATTGCTCACCTAGCACCTCGTCCACGAAGCCGTTAGCGATGCTTTCGCGGGCGGTCATCCATGTTTCGCGCTTCATCATTTCGCGGATTTCCTCCTTATCAATTCCGGTGCGTTCGGCATAGATTCCGGCGATGTCATCGCTGATGCCGTCGAGTAGTTCGGCGGTTTTACGGAGGCTTTCCGCGTTGCCTTGTGCCGCGCTGGATGCGTCATGGATCATCATGCGGCCATGCTTGACGATGGAAATTTTGTCCGCCGCCATTGCAATCACGCTGGCCATGCTCGCGGCCATTCCGGTGATGGTCGCGTTGACAGCCACGCCACGGTCGCGGAGGGATTTGATTTCCTGATAGATGGTGTATCCGTCGAATACGCTTCCGCCTGGGGAGTTAATTTCGATGTCGAGAACGTCAACGGCGTTTTCCGCGCAGTTCATGATCTCACCAAAGTCCGCGCCCTCGGCAACGGCTTTCGCTCCGAACATGCGCCCGATTTCGTCAATCATGCGTTTGATGCTGTCTTGCGTGACGGCTTCATTCAGCTTCACCTTACCTGCTTTGTTTTCGATTGTAATCATGGTTCTTCCTCCTGTTGGGTGGTTTCTTCGTTCGTATCGTATTGATCCTCTTTCGGCGGTTGCTCGTTTGCGGTGATGAGGCGCACGCCGCGTGGGTCGATTTCCACCTCATATTCCTCGTTAGCTTCGCGGATGGCAACAAGGCGTTTTGCCTCTTCCGTGGCGCGTTCTTTAAGAGTCTCGCCAAGGTCAAGAGATAGTTCGCCAAGGATTTGCGTGGCGTTAATCAGACCCTTGTCGTAAAGAGCCATCTTCTCTTTGAGGCTTCGTCCGTCGTCAATCGTGAGCTTCGGCGGGGTGGTGAAGCTCCAGTTCCACCATTGCTGAATCTTCGGAACGCGGTCGTTCTCCATCGCCCATGCTACGGCCTTGGTGACTCTCCACTTGGCGATTTTGGCGAGGGTGGATTGGCGGTCTTCGACAAAGCGGCATGCTTTGCCGATGTCCTCGCGCTGCGCGGTTCCTTGTCCAGATGGCTTCCAGAGCGTGGCAGGTAGACAAGCACCGACAAGGCACTGGCGGGCTTGCATGTCGTAAAATTCATGCCACGGATTGCCGGGGCGGAAGTTCTGATGCTGGGTGATCTTCTCGCCTGCTCCAGCCTTCGCATACATGATGCGCCCGCCTTGGAGATACTCGGCAGCGAGCTTCCCGCAATCGCCCGGCACATATGTCGGGTCTTCGGGATCGGGGCCACCTGACAGATTCTCAACCGTGTAGTTGAGGCTGGACATGGAAAGCAGGTTCATGCGCTCCCATTCCTCGCTCTGCATGATGTCACGGAGGTTGTTAAGCGATGGGTAGAAAAGCGGTAATCCCCTGCGTTGTTCCGGCCAGTAGCGGTCGAAAACGTGCATAATAAACCGCTTCTCGATGTATTGCTGGAACTTCCCGTCAACGTCGCAAAGGCAGTAGGCGACGGGGATGGATGTATTCGGGAAATACACGATACCATCGTAAAGCTCGTATCCGGAATACGTGCCATCCCTTAGAATCCCATCCGCCATGCCGCCGCTGTCAATGCGGTGCGAGGGGATTTGCTGAATCTGCGGATAGCCGCTTGGCGAGGCGGTGAAATACTCGAAAACCTCCCCGTCACGATCCATGCTGATCGAGTCAACGTAGAGGTCAGAGGTAAAATCCGCGATGTCCCCGGCGATGTTGCAAATCGGATACCACTCGTCTTTCAACCAGTCCTTAATCGCGTCACCGCCTTCCTTGTCCGTGCCTTTATAGACCGGATGCCATGCATTGCCGACCGCATAAATGCCGATCTGGTTGAGTGCGCCGACCATTAGCGGGGAGTTGAGATACAGCGTCCGCGATGCGCTGGATAGCGTCTGGCGGTCGTATTTTGTGACGATCTTATGCAGGTCACGAAGGTTCCGCGACTCGCTAGGCCGCTCTCCACCGCCTAGGTTCGCGTGCCGTGATGGCCTGCGGTAAAGGTTGCTCTGCGTCAGGTTTCCGTATTGGTCAACGATCATAAAAAGCGGGCAACGGTTTGGCGGGTTCCGGCACTATCTCGGTCGATCATGCCCATAAGGATTTGCAATACCTCAAACCGTTCGGCGGGTGTTGAGGTTGCTTTGCCGGAAAAACTTTGCCCGTTGACGGTCGCGGATTCGACTTGAACGCCGCCAGTTGTCGAGGTTATCGCCCGCGCTGCTGCGAGATACGCGGCTTTCTGCTCCTCAATGAGCGTGGAATTGCCGCGAATTGCGCGGAAAATTCCCTGAGCTTGGTGAAACGGCGACATGCCGTATCTTTGCCCGATGCGGTGCGAAAGTCAAACGGCGCAAAGGCTGTAAATGTCACGTAAGGCGAAGCAAAGTGCCTAGCGGTTGTTTTGCCGCTTCCATTGTGTAGTTTAGCGAAACAATAAATCCGGGTTGATTCCCTTTTTTCACAGTTAGCTCATATTTTACATTTGTGCCGGCCTCGATCATTTGCCGGACATGACCAGCGAACTCAGGCGACGCAATACGCTCTCCAAAGTGAGCCAACGCCGCCTCTACGGTTTCTATTTGCCCTGTGCCGCGCGATAATTGAACCGATGCTTGTTTGTTTACTGGCGTTTTATCTGGTGTTATTTTCATAATCGGTGATTCATTGTTTCTTCTACTTTGGCAATACCCCCTCTTCCCCCACTGAAAAGCGTTGGAAAACGGGTGACCCTGCTTGCCTTGTTTTTGGACGCGCAAGCATTTACCCTCTGCGTCACGTTGTGCCTTTTGCTGTTGGTCTGTGCGGCTTTGGAACAGGCGGGTAACAAGTCCCATGGAAAGGAAAAGCCCCGCGACTGGAGGTGCAATACAGTGCGGGGCTTGGTGGGTGCTTACACCCGTGAAGTCTGTTGGCTGAATTGCACCTCCGCCGCAGGTAGAAAACCACCGATCTGGATTGGCCGCAAGCATTATTTTTCACGCATCCGATTCCCGTATCAATCCGCGCTCTATCGCCTGCGCGACGATGATCCGTGCGGCGTGGTATCGGTCGAGCTTGTGACTGCCTCCCGACACGGCGCGGACTAGCTCGCGCTGGGTTTCGGGGTCGATAGTTTCAACCGCGATATATTCCTGCCTGATGCGGTTTTCCGGTGGTTGCTGTTTGCCTTTTAAGCTCACCCATCCGGTCGGCTTTTCGGGGTCGTGGTAGAAGGCGAGGTCGTCGCCCTTTCGCGCCTCGTTGTCGCGGCGTTTGGTTTCGATGTGTCGCATTCGGTAGACTCCGCGTTTTTTACTCATCGTCTTTGATTGGTGGGGTGAAGATTCTGAACATTAAGGCGGCAGCAATTTGATACGCCTCGCAATCGCGTCCGTGGTTAGCTCCCTTGCGCACCCACTTGCGGATTTCCTTACCCCGGCTGTCCTTGGTGGTTTCCAACCGCTCGCCGTTGAGGTGCTTCGCATAGCTCGGCGGCGCGTCGTCCTCAACTAGCCATTCTGCGCCCTCGCCGTTCATAAGTCGCTGCAAAATATACTGGATCGGCTCGGTTGCAATGTGCCAGCAGGTCGCGGGTTTCTTTTCCTTCGACAAGGCAATCCATCGTTTCGAGTATAGCCGGATTTCCTTCCGGTTCGGGTCGCCTTTGACTGGCCAGTCCCAGCCGCTCTTTCGATTCCCGTCGCCTTTTAGACCCTGCCAGCCGTATCGGTTAATGATTCCGGCCATGCGCTCCTGATCGAATCCAACATCCAGGAACGTGTGCTTAGGTTCCACCCCGTAGCGGGCGCGGATCTCTTCGCACTCTTCGACGGTGTTGATGTAAGCAAAAAACAACCCCTT